GTGGACCACTGACCCCTACACAGGATCCGCCAGCTAATGGCCTCCGTCACCGTCCCACCCACCCTGCGCGATCGACTCATCACCGAGTTCCGCCGGTTTTTGTGCACCCAGATTGACTTCATCCCCTTCGAACATCAGGCCGATTGGTGGGTGACCACCGATGGCTATACCCTGACCGACCACGTCGTTTACCCCGACACGACCACCGACCCCTACATCACCCTGCGCCTCCCCACCAGTGCTATCGAATCCAGACGCCTCGCGTCTCGCCCTGCCGGGCGAGCTAAGGTCGTAGCCGAGTTAGGGGCGTATAAATCCGGCAAGTCTGCCGGGGCTGGATTATGGGGGGCTGCCTTTGCGGCGGTCCCGAACGCCCTGGTGTATCTGGTCGGGAATGAATACGACATGTGTGCCCCGGAGTTTGATTACATCCTGGAGGCCCTCTGCTCGGAGCGCGGCTTGAATCAAAAACCCAAGTCGCTCCAAAATCGGCCCAAGGACGGGCGACTCTGGCTGGAACTGGAAAATGGAGTCCGCTTTGAGGCCAGGAGCTGGGAACGCTCCGAGTCTCTCAAAGGCAAAGAGGTCGACGCCTATATCTACTGCGAAGCCTATCAACTGCCGGGGATCGAATGCTTCACGACCATTGCCCAGAACCTGCGCGTCCGGGAAGGCTATGCCGTGTTTCCCACAACCCCTGACCGTCCCTGGGTTGGGGTGTTCCACGACAACGGCCATGGGCATGTGGACTTTCCCGACTGGGTCTGCAAGTGCGGCGTCCAGGCCCAGGTGAATCCCTACAGCTTCGACCAGAAAGCCATGGACCGGGACCGGCATCTGCTGACCCGGGAGAAATTCTCCATCGCCTATTTCGGGAAGCTCGGGGATTTCGTGGGGCGGGTCTACAACTATCAGCGCGGCGAACGGCAGGTGACCCATGCCAGCCATGCCCACGTCTGGCACCTCCCCGAGAACGCCACCACCCGGGAGAACTTCAAGGTGCCCTCGGATTGGCGCATCGAGATCGGAGCCGACACCGGGACTTACTGTGCGGCTGTCGTGGTGGGCATCAGCCCCGAAGGCCAGGCCTTTCTGCTGGATGAGCTGACCAACTATACCTACGTGGCCGGGACCCCGGAACTCGACCCCTCCGGGTCGTTGCTCTCCTGGGCCCAGGCCCTGGTGCGCATGGCTGCGTTGTGGAAAACACGTCCCATGGCCTGGGCTGATGCCAACAGTCAGTTCAAGCAGGAGTTTCTCCACCACGGCGTGTATCTCCAGCCCAACCATCGGGGGCGCGAAGTACGCACCGAAGCGGCCCGACAGTATTTCCAGCACGACCAACTCTTCCTGGCCCCCTGGCTGGAGATTCTGCCCTTCGAAATCGAAGCCGCCCAGTGGCCTGACCGCACGAGTGCCTCGGGCAAATACCAGCGGCTGAAGTCCAATGACCATGCCCTGGATTGCATGGAGCATGTGCTGTCCCGGCATCCTCGGGCCAGGACCAAGCCTGCGGCCCCACCACTTCAGCCCCCGGTGGGATCGGTGCAATGGTTGGGGTCCCCCATTCGACGACGTAAACACGGGGGTACCCCCGATTCCCACTTAGGAGGTCAGTGATGACGGAGTTTGAGCTAACTCAACGTGTACAGCTCCTGGAGTCCAAGCTGCAATTCGTGATGCATACCCTGTCCATGAGTCGGCGAAACAATTCGACAGGTGAGACAGATTCGCGTACATTAGAGGAGTTGTTTCAGGAGGCTGCGACGCATGCAATGGATGGAAAAACACTTGCGCAGGTGGCTGCTGGCGCGTTTGGGCAGCCCCCTCCCGTGGGCGCAACAGTGCCAGCAACTCCAGGCCCGGATGGACATCCTGGAGAGCCTGGCGAAGGCCCGACCCCCCTCCACGAACCCGCCGATGCCAGTCCCCCTGACAGCACAGGATGAGCAGCAACTGGCGGATAGCCCTGACGCCCATCTAGGAGCCCAGTAATGGCCGAGAACGACGACGTACTGTCGGAGTATACCGAGGATTACAATCGGCTACGGGCCCAGAAATCCCGCAACGTCGGGTCGGTGGAACTGCGGATTCTCACCAACCTGGCGTTTATCTCAGGCGAACACTGGGTCGGGTCACAGAATCGGGTGCTGTTCACCCGGCGGCGGGACCCGAACAAACTCTATCTGGTCTTCAATCTGGCTGCCCAGATGCTCTCGAAAATCATGGGCCGCTTGAGTAGTGTGGCTCCGGTGTTCAAGGCCCGGGCTGACAAGCAGGACCCTCGCTCGGTAGGAAACGCAGCGGTGGTGGATAAGCTCATCAAGGCCCTGGACGAGAAATTGGATCAGCCCTCTCGGACCTGGGAACTCCTCTGGTGGACTGCCGTGGGTGGGGTGGGCTTTGAATATGTCCCCTGGGTCAAGGATGCCTGCATGGAACCCATGCCCCAGTTCGACGAAGCCACCGGGGAATTGCTCTGGACCCATGTGCCTACCGGGGAGCAGGTGCCCGAGACCATGCGCCAGCAGGCCCTGGAACAGGGAGCCCCGAAGGAACAGTTCGAAGTGGTCGAAGAGATGGTCTTGACCGGGGATGTGGGCAGCGAGGTGCTGAGCCCTCTCCAGGTCTTCATCGATGCCTCGGTGCGCTCGGTGGATGACCTCGCCCCCGACCAGGCGGTCTACATCGCCAAGATTCGTACCCTTGGATGGATTGAGGCCAATTACGACGTGAGCGAGGAGACGATTCAGAACATCAAGGATGCCAGTGAGGTGCGGATTCTCTCCACTGATATCAAACAGTTCGGGGACCCCACGGGGTCGACGCATCTGCAGGATCTGATTCCGCGTATCCAGGGTACACGCACCGAGAATGACCCGGATCTCTGCGTCGTGGTCGAACGCTATCAGCCCATGTCCGCGAAGCATCCCCGGGGAAAATACACCGCCTTCGTCCCAGGGGAACAGGTGCTGCTTGATGAAGACAATCCCTATGGGTTCATTCCCCTGGTGGATTTCCACTGGGGCCCCACGGTGGCTTCCTTCTGGAGCAATGATTACGTCTCGGACCTGATTCCACCCCAACGCTTCCTGAATAAACGGATTTCCCAGCTGGGCGAACAGGCCAACGCCTCGATTTACGCCGATGAACTCCTCGGGCCGACCCTCAAACGTGAGGACATGCCCTCGGACTACCCGGCCCCGATCGAAAATGGCCTCACAGATCAAGGCGTCAAGATGGTCCAGCGACGGGACCCGCCTGATTTGCCCTCATGGTTCATGCAGTCCATCGAGCTGACCATGAAACTCCTGCGCGAGGTCGCCGGGGGTGTGGATCTCTTCCAGGAACAGAAATTCCCGGGGCAGATGCGCGGGCCGATGGCCGTGCCCATGCTGCAGGAACTCCTCGACAGCCAGTGGGGGAATCTGTATCGCCATCTGGGCGAACGCATGGCCAAGGTCAAGGAAATGCGGGTCAATCGGGTGAAGGAATACTACCCGCCCTTCCGGACGCTGCATTACACCGACAATTCCATGAAGGACGAGGTGTTTATCTTCCAGACCTCCGAGATTCTGCGGGCCGGGACGGATTATTCCATCACCGTGGAGCGTGGGAGTCTGGTGCCTGAAATGCGGGCCCTCCGGGAGGCCAGAATCCGCGAACACCTGGAATCCCCCCTGAGTGTGCTGTATATCGACGAGCGTACCGGCAAAATCGACAAGGAAAAGATTGCCGCTGACTTGTTGATGGGGGATGTGGGGCGTGAGGCCTCTGAATCCAAGTACCGCAAACTGACCATGCACCTGGTGGAGCGGTTGTGGCAAGGCCAGCCCCTCCCACCCCAGATTCCCATGCCGTTCTGGAATCTCCGGGTCGTAATGGACGAGCTGGAATCAGAAATGGCCTCGATGGAGTTTCTGGGGGCAAGCCCTCCAATTCAGGCAGCCTTTGTGGAGTTCTGGAACAAGTGTCGGCAGCTGTTGATGGAGGCGTCCGAGCGTCGACAGCAGGGGGCCCAGGAGCAGCAGATCCAGGGAGCCGTGGCCCAGGCCGCCCAGCAAGCTGCCGCCAAAGCCGCTGCCGAAGCAATTGACATGGCCATGGATCAGATGCGGGCCAGCCAGGAGATTGCCCCTCAGGCTCCCATGGAATTGGCCCAGGCCATGAGCCAGGCCCAACAGGGTCCTCCAGGGCCACGACCACCACAGATGGGGCCTGGTGGCCCCCCACGACCCCCGATGATGGGTTGACACCTGCAGAGGACGCTCCGTATACTATCGCTGTAGTGTCACATGAATACGGCATGCGAATATTCACAGACGGACTCATCGGCAGATGAATAACCCCTGCGAACTCGCCCACCACTCAGCGAGGCACCCATGACAGACGAACTTGTTGCAGACATTCCACAGGATGCCCCCACAGAGGCATCCCCTACAAGTGAAGGAGCATCTACCGGCGCGTGGCCCAAGGAGGTCCAAGCCGAGTTCACCAAAAAATCCCAGGCCTTGGCCGAAGAACGGCGCAGCTTTGATTCCCAACGCCAGCAATGGCAGCAGCAGCAGCAGTATCAGCGGCAACAGCAGCAGATGCAGCAGCGGCAGCAGCAGTATCAGGCCCAGCAACGGCAAGGGCAGCAAACGCAAGCCCAGAACAAGCAGTTGTTGGAACAGTTGCGGGGCATGTCATATCTGGATGGAAGCACAGCCGCGACGGTGTTTGAGCGCTTGATTAACGAGGGGATTACCCCGTTGCATCAAGCTCTTGCTCAGCGGGACCAAGCCCTTGCGCAGATGTATAAAGAGCATAAAGCCCTGCGCGAAGGATTGGGCCAGCACACCACCAAAACGGCAGAAGCCGATCTGACCCAGCGTTTTTCCAAGATGCGGGACGAGCATGGGTTACCCGACGAAGAGTGGGCCAATCAATACCTGCAAGACGTGTGGTATTCACACGAGGGTGCTGGGCTTGCGAACGAATATCCTGAAATGGTGCGTGCCCGATTGGAGGCCGTCCGGAACGGGATACGGAACATGGATCGCGCGACTGCCCAGAAGGCCAAAGCGTCTCCCTTTCCTGGCAAGGGTGGGGAGGTGGCTATTACGGATGGGAAAACCGGCGGGTATAAAACCCCACAAGACCGGGCGGATGAACTGTGGCCGATGCTGAATCCGGGCCAGACCGAATAGATCCCCCTTTGCTGTTGGAGGCACGACTCCTATGGCAAGCACTACTGATGTCATTGAGGCCCTGAAATATACCTACGGGACAGATCAGGTTCTCTATTTGCTCAACCAAGAAGTCGTCACCTGGAATCTGTTCCAGAAGATCAAGAAGCCGATGGCTGGTCGAGGGCAGTTCATTATGCCCATCATGACCAAGAATCCTGGGTCCTGGACGGGCTTGGCGGAAGGCGGCACGCTTCCCTCCAATCTCAACCCGGACACGGCTGAAGCGACCTGGGCGCTGCAAGAATTTGCAGGGCTTTATAACATGTCGTGGAAGCTGTTACAGGATGCGCGCAACTCCAAGTTTGCGTTCCAAACGGCCTTGAAGATGCTGGAGCAGGGCTTCAGGCGGCGAGTACTCAGACTCATCAACGGGGACCTCATCTCTGACGGGCTGGGGAAACTGGGGATCATGCCTGCGGCTGATAACCAGACTACGATCACGGTGAATGCCCTTCCGGGGGTGGACATCGGCATGGTTGTGGACCTGATTGACGCCTCGGACAATGATGCTGACCTGGCGGCCTCGCGGACCGTCAGTGCGGTCGACCCGATCAATCGAACCATCACGATCAGTGGATCAGCCCCCAGTGGCACCGCCGCTGGAGACTTCTTCTGTATCGAGAACTCGACGAAATCCGGGGCGATCTATCACACCAACGGTATTCTGGGTGTGATTGATGATGGCAATCCTGGCAACGGGAACTTTGGCAACATCAACCGCTCAACCTCGGGGAATGAATACTGGCAATCGGTCGTGCTGTCGAACAGCGGCACTAACCGGGCGCTGACCGAGGATCTCATGATGCAGCTTGAAGACGCTGTCCGTGAGAAGGGCGGAGCCAAGCTCAATGCCTATGTGTCTAATCTGGCCATCGTTCGGCGCTATCACGAACTCCTGCGTGAGGATACTTACTTCGCCATGAGTTCACCGAAAGCGTTTGGTGGGCAGGTTGGTGTCGGGCGTGACGGCGGGGCCCAGCAAAAGGGGAAAGACGGCGGCGACGGTGGTACCATTTACCGTTTCTCCGGTCAACCCTGGCATGTGGACCCCTATTTCGCAGCCAACACCATCATCGGACTCGACAAGTCGCATTTCTTCCTGGGACATGGGGAGAATGA